TAGTGTCGCCATCACTACCATTAACATAATAGATGCAAGCAATGTGTGGCTTATCAGCTGGAAGATCAACGTGAATAGCGTTGTGTTCTTTTCTATATTGTTCTGCTAATGGTAACTGTAAAAAGATACGATTGTGATAATTTGTTTGATCGTTGACTGGTATGCCAATAGCTTTTTCCATCGCTGGCATAAGATGTTGCATCAGTGGATATAAACCAGCTGGGCTATCCATTTCAGGATGTTTCATAAGATGAACAAAACCATGCGATGGATATGTTTGCATTTCTTTTCCGCTTACATCATTAAGAAACTTCCACTGCGCAGTTTGCATAATGTTATCTTTTAGATATCTTTGCACTTCGATATCTACAACATTATCAACAACCAATGTTTTAAACATTATGCCACCTTAGAGAAGTTCTGCTTCTTTTCGAAACGAATCACATTCGCAAACTTATCATACAACTGATCAGTCTTATGAGAGATGATGAAAGTGTTTGTGTCTTGTGTCAAGTTATGTAGTATCTTTAGAAACTCCTCTGTGCCATTAGCATCAAGAGAACTATCCATCACTTCGTCCATAATGAGTAGATTAGTGCTAACAGAATTACGAAGTTTAGCAACACTACGCCATGTAAATAGTATAGCAAGATTGATTCGCATTTTCTCGCCTTCGGAGAATGAAGCGTAGCTGAATTCGTCTCTGAACCTTGACTTGATTGTTTCATTGAACTCTTCATCAAGTTCAAACTGTACAAAGAAATCCATAGCGCTGAGATACTTACTGATAAGCTTGTTAATAACTGGAACATACTGCTTAATAATCCTCGACTTGATACCACCATCTTTCAGTAACATAGAAGCTGCGGTATAAATTAACTTCTCGTCCATTGCTTCATTATATCGTTCAGCAACAACAGCCATTTCTGCTTCAAGATCTTCCATCTTACTATCTTCATCTGCTTCTTGAAGTTGATTGATGTGATTGATCTCACGTTCAAGCTGCTTTACATATTTGTTAAGAGAACTGATCTGACTTTCGATCTGGACTTTTTCTAGAGTCAGTTGAGAAATAGTTGCACTGTGCTGCATAATCTCATCAAGCTCTGTTTGCGCTTCATCAAATTTCTTAGTCAACAGTTCTAAATTATTATTGATCTCGTTGAGTTCTGTTTTTTTATGTTCTAACTTTTGCGTCTTTAGATCTTCATCTATAACCTGAGTGCAAGTTGGACAATGATCGTGATTCTTGAAGAACTCGACATCCTGATTGATAAGAGCAACCTTTGCTTCGATCTGATGACGGTACTTTGTCATCTTCTGTATAAGCTTTGTTACTTCATCTTTCTTGACTGTTTTCTTATTCAGCTCCATCGCCTGATTCATTACATCAGTAAGCTTTACAGCAAGAGCATCAATCTTATCTTTTGTGTCTTCAATAACATTTACTTTTTCAGCAACGATCTTTTCGTTGTTGTTCTGTTTTTCTAATAGATGTTCTTTGACCAACTTAATCTTTTCAGTAACAACTTTCTGATCATTGGCAATTTGATCTAGGACTTCGTTGTTGTTCGCAACCTTATCTTTCAATAGACTATTCATTGTTGTAAAGATTTGAAGGTCAAGCAAGTCTTCAATAACTTCTCTACGCTGAGAAGCAGACAACTGCATAAATGGAACAAACGATGCAGAACCAAGAACAACAACCTGACAGAATGACTTCAGGTTCAACTTAAGAATGTTACGTTCAAGATGTTCTTGATAGTCGCGCATTTCAGCCGATTGATTTATCAACTCATCGTTCTGATAAACTTCAAACAATGTTGGTTTAGCGCCACGAACAATCTTATATCTGTTGACACCAATATCAAATTCGACTTCTACAACCATACCTTTTTGCGTGATAGAATTGATCAGCTGATTTTTCTTAACACTACGGAATGCCTTACCAAACAACGCAAACGTCAGCGCATCGAGCATAGTTGATTTACCAGCTCCATTTTCGCCGACAATAAGTGTAGTGTTATGGTTGTTAAGATCTATTTCTGTAAAGATATTTCCAGTTGATAAGAAATTCTTCCAGCGCAACTTTTTAAATAAAATCATTCTATTGTCAGTGCTTCCTGATATAATTCAACGATTGTCTTTTGTAAGCGAACTTTATCCAAGTTCTGAATGTTTATTTGTTCGATATGATGTTTGAAGATGTCAATAGTTGACTCTGCTTCTTTTACAATATCAGTATCATCTTCCATATTCATATTGAGATGATCCTCAACGATCTGAATATCAAGCGCAACTTTTTGCAAACGATCAACGAATCGATCAAAGCGATACGGATCGTTCTTAGTTGTAACAATAACTTTTAGAAACTGACCCGCATACTTTGTTACATCAATATCTTCAGGATTAGATTCGGCATCATTGTACCAAACCTTATTGAACATTCTATATGGATTTTTGATAAAAGTCAACTGTCTTGTTTTGGTGTCGAAGACGTGGAACCCTTTTTGATCGTCGTAGTCAGACCAAGTAAATTCAGCATGACTACCCAAATAAAATATATGCCCATCGGAGGAACGATGATGATAATGACCAGACATAACCATATCAAATTTCTCAAAGTCACGAACATTATCTCCATGGCTGACCATAGATCCACGATACATTTCAAAGCCAGCGAGCTCAAGATGACCCATCGCAATCTGAGCGCTCGCATTTCGAATGAGTTCCATAGTTTGTTTTCTGTTTTCATCGCATATCCATGGTAAGTAGAGAATATCTAAGTCGCCTAATTGGACGACTGTTGGTTCAATGAAGGTTGTGACGTTTGAGTACTTTCCTTCGATAAGCTCGTGGAGTGCATTAACCCTGTTAGTGTTTTTAAAGTAAGTGTCATGATTACCAGCAATGATATGAAGACTGATGTTTCGTTTAAGCAAGGGATCGAGAAAATCTTCTCTAAGACGTAAAGCAGTGTTAAAGTTAATATACTTACGCCGATCAACGATGTCGCCAAGATGAGTAATATGACTAATTTCATTTTCTGCCAAATAAGGAAAGAAAAGTTCATCTAGGAACTTTTTGCTATTATCAAGAAAGGCGACGTGATCATTACGCACGCCCCAGTGTGTATCAGTTATCAGAGCTATCTTCAATGTCATCCTCTACGAATTTTTCAAGACCTATCTTACCCTTTTTTGCCACTTTAGTCAACTTCTCTTCAAAGTTTTTTATGATCTCATCAGAGTATTCGTTGTGGATAGGAGTTCCTGTCATATTAACTTCTTCATTAAGACCATCCATCAGATTGCTATGAATGAAATTCTTATGCTTAATATATGACTGTTTCTTCTCTTTAGCAATTCTTCTGATAAAAGCATTCCAAGCAATCTGAGTAAAGTAAGCAAAAGGATTGTTTGACTTAGATGGATCGAAAGAATGAGCAGCTGATACGCAATTCTCTATACCATCAGCAATCATTTCATCTCGATAAGAGTAACCTGCAAAGTTTGGTTTTGTTGCTAACTTGTTGCAAATCTTTAGAAAACACATACCAACATAATCAGGAACTTTTGGTAGTGGTCGTCCTTCAGCTTGCGCTTTTTCCATCTTTTCTTTATACGTAACCATCGCGGCGTAAAGATCTTTATTATTTACGTAATGCACTTTTCTTTTTGGTTTATCCATCATTATACCTTTAAATTAACTTTGTAAATCTTGTAATCAAATTTCTCTTCATTGTATATTCTCACACGCTCAGCAAAATGCTGGATGGTAAAATTCTTTTTTGACTTCCAAACTAAATCATCACTAATATCATAAAGTGTTGCAGTATCTTTGCTTTCTGACTTACGTAAGCCACGACCAATAGACTGTAAGTTTCTTATTTTAGATTTTGAAGGACTAGCAAATATAATGTTATGCAAATTACGAATGTTAACTCCTGTAGAAAAAGTCCCGTAAGAAGCGACGATAATACTGGATGGTGACTGCTCCACGATTCTACGTATTTCTTCACGATCTTCGCCATCAACTCCTCCATGAACAAAATGAACAGGTATACCTTCGTCTTTAAGCATTTCATATAATACTTTGCCATGCTTTTCAACGTATTGAAATAATAATAGTGTATTACCTTTTAACGATAAAGTCAAGTTCTTTATGAAACGATTTCGAGATTCGTTACGAACAAGCCAATCCATTTCAGCTTGATAATCCATTTTTGTAACAAGCTGACGATCGGTATCTGAATATCTAAGAACAATACATTTGATAAGGAACTGTGCTAGATATTTTTGTTCAATCAATTCAGCTGTGCTAATAACCTTTCTAACAGACCCAAAAAGACCTTCCAGAACAAGTCTATGAGTTTGAGTATCGTCGAGAGTTCCAGTAAACCCAAAACGATACCGACAGTTAGAAAGCTTAGACATAATGCTAGTAAGAGATTTTGCTTTGAAAAGATGCGCTTCATCGCCAATCACAACGCTAAACGAGTCAAAATACTTTTTGTCCAGTTTGTAAATCGATTGCCATGTTGATATGACAATAGGATGATCTGTTTTCTTGTCTTGTCCTGCAAATACTCTATTAATGTTGCTGGAATCACTATAACCATAGTCAATAAAATCAGTGGCAAGCTGATGCACCAAAGAAGTAGTTGGCACAATAATAAGAGCGCGGAAGCCATCGTCCCTAAGATATTCTTCATAGTACCTCACAAGTAAGTAAATTATATACGATTTGCCCGATGCAGTTGGTGATAACATAAGAGCGCGTCTATTACGAACAGCATATGTAAATGCGCTGTCTTGATAATCTCTACGCTCAAATTTGCTGGGAATATTTAAACTGCTGATGAATTCATTTGCTTCTTTAAGAGAAAACTCTTCAGCAGAAAAGTCTGACTTATATTCAATCTCATATCCACGTTTCTCAGAAAACTCTTCAATATACTTATTAAGACCAGCATATATTGTGCAAGTCATAGGATTGAGCAAGCGTATCTTACCATCCCAAAACTTGTTTCTGTAGGCGGGCATAAACTTTGCGCCTGGAACATCAAACGTGAAATGTTCGCTCATCTCCATAATAATGGAAGGATCAGCGATTATCTTATTGTATGTTTCATCGATTTTCTCGATGCCTATAATATCCATTATGCTCCCATAGTGAACTTAAACCAATCAATCGCCGCTTTAATCTGAAATCCACGATTACTTAGACTTTTAATAATTGACTCGAGCAGTTCTACCTTCTCTTGCTGTAATCCAATCTTAAGAGACATTTCAATAATTTCTTTGTCTCCCTCGAGATACATAGGTATATCTCCTTTAAGTATCATTCCGCGTGGCGGTAATGTCCAATCTTTAGGCGTATCTTCGTTTGGACCCATAGTATAAAATTCGTACTTCGCCAGCTTCAACTGACGCATCTCTGCTTCATATTTCTTTAGCAGTAACTTTTCTGAAGAGTAGACCTGAAAGTATTTGTGATGAAGCTTAGGGATTTTGATCGACTCATCCCCGAGCTCTGTTTTATCTATTTCTGAATCTTTCTTCCACTCTTCGTAGATAGCTTCTAACTTCATAGTATCTCCACAATAACAACATATACTATACTACGATTCTATAGAAAAGTCAAGTAATTGAATTCAATTCATACAAAGTATATTTGAAGGTGGCATCACAGGTAATATACTGAACATCGTCAAGTGTTGAATCAAAAACAACATCTCCAAGGTAAGTAGGGAATGCATCTGTAAATGTTATTTCGAAGTTTGGATTCTTGGCGGAGTTAAGAGCAATAATCGAAATATCAGATGCATCTCCGTATCCTGTATATCCAGGAATAGCATCGATAGCTGCACGTTCGCTGTAGCTTTTTGGAAAACCTAGTGCTCTTATCCAGTTATGAATTTCGAGATAGTTTTGAAAATCCTCATCAACTTTAAATGTGATAGAAAACTCTCCGTATTCCATATGCGTGAACTGAGTCGGAATAGGAACAAACTGAGTTGGAATTTCGATAGCTGGTAAACGTATTGATGGGATGTTAACCTTTTGTAAAAAGAAGTTAACATTGGGAGCTCTCTTAATTG